TTAAAAGCACTTCGAGGCAAAAAGATATTACAAAATAATAATCAACCATATCAAAAATTTGTTGACTCTGGGTATTTTAAATTAGTAGAAGTAAAATTAGGTGATATGATATATACAAAAACAGTCGTGAGCCAAAAGGGCATAGATTATATACTAAAATTATTTAGAAAAGGAGTAATATATGAAATATAAACATTGGGAAGTGTTTGAAACTATGCCAGAAGGTTGGAAGATTGATAAAACTTGTGGTTCACCACTAACAGGTGCAGTTTTTATAACAAATGGTAAAAGCATCTTAAATGGTGGGAAAAGAGCTTTGTTAAAAATAGATAAAAAAAAGACGTTCTCTAAACAATCAAAATTAGAAAGTAAGGATGTTGAATTTAATAAAACAAAAAAAAGCAGTAAATCATATATTATCGATGGAGATGATTGTATAAGAGCTGTAAATGAGTTAGCTAGAAAAAAATTTGAAGAAAATTTGTTAAAAGATATTCTTGTTGACTTAATGATTTGTGACATTGAAGGATGGGGAAAACGAGAGTACATATTAGAATTAAAAAACTTAATTGTAGGTTTACTTGATAAGAAATATATTACGCCAGATTATGAAGTTAAAACTTACGACAAACATTGTATGTAAAGCCTCTAAAACGTTTGCGAAGTAAAATATAATAAGGAGAATAAGATGAAATATAAATTAGATAAAGAAATATTAAAAAAAATTATCGAATCAGGTAATGAAACTATTGAATTAGAAATTATTGATAATAATATTGAACTAGTTGAAGATAAGAAGGAATGGGAAATTGGAGATCATTATTTTTATATTGCTTGGCATAACAATAAACGGAGTTATGAAATTAATGAAGAAATTATAAATAATGAAAACGACAAAGCTTATGTATGTTTTTACAAATGTATTATGTTTTTTCATACAATGGCAGAAGCTCAAGAGTACCGTGAATGGCTAGAAATAAGAAATATAGTCGAAGAAACAATCAACGAGCTAGGACGACCAACAAGCGAAGATGTTGAAGATGCACGAACTCCATTATTATTTATCTATTATGTAAAAGGTGATTTATATGAAGATAGTTGTATTGATGAAGGCTATGAACAGCCTTTTTTATGTAAAAAAATATTTAAAAATGAATTAATAAAAAAATTAGGAAAAGAAAAAACAATATTTTTCTATAAGAATTTATGGAGATTTTTATAAAAGAAAAAAAAAGGAGCATACTATGCAGTTTTTCAAACACATGTCAAACATGAGTAACAATCTAAGCATAAAAAGATTAATACGAAAATATGGGCTTGAAGGCTATGGACTATATTGTTATATAATTGAACGAATAGTTTATAATTTAACAACAGATAGCCCGTTTCCTAATCTTGATTATTCATGCGAAGATATTGCAGATGAAACCAATGTAGATGTACGAAGAGTAAGTGATATAGCCAATTTTATGATTAATGAAGGGTTGTTGACAATTGATGAAGTTACAACGCAAATACAATGCAAAAAAGTATATAAATATCTTGACACAAACCAAACACGAAGTAAGGAAATAAGAGACATGATAAACAATTTTAAATCTGGTTCAACTTGTCTGAGACAGTCTAAGACTTTCGTGAAAGAATTAGAATTAGAATTAGAATTAGATAAAGAATTAGATATAGATATTGTTAAGCGTTTTAAAAAACCAAGCATTGAAGAAATTGATAGCTACATAAAAGAAAGACAACAACAACAAAATAAAATATATTCTTTTAATGCCGAAATGTTCTATGATTATTATGAAAGCAAGGGCTGGTACATAGGCAAAAACAAAATGAAAACCAAAATGAAAGACTGGAAAGCAGCTATAAGAACGTGGGAAAGAAATGAAAAACAAACAAACAATACAAAACAAGATGATATAACAAAAGAAAACGATAACTATTTTGAAAACCTTATGAGAATGAGCGAGGAAGCAAAAAAAAACAAGTTATGATGAATTATACTAAAAAACAAAAACAAACTCACTATAGCGAAATATGAGTACAATAAAAGGGGAATAAAATGATAGTATTAGAATATAATGGTAAATTAATAAGCGAAAACAAAAGATTGTCTAGAATGAAAAACGGACATTATTATACAACAAAAGAATATAAAGAGATCAAACAATTATATATTAATTCATTTGAAAAAATTAAACTTGAAAAACCTTATAAATTTGCAATATATGTATATACTTACAAAGACATAGACAACGTCTTAAAGCCAATTTTTGATGCTATGCAAGAAAAAGGGATAATTGAAGATGATAAGTATATAATACATCTTGATGTAAGAAAAATAATACAGAAAAGAAATGAAAAAGAAAAAATAATAGTAACTACATTAATCAACTAAAAGGGGCGAATATGAAATATAAATATAAAAATAGTTATATTGTAATCCAAAAAGTAAGAGAAAAAGGGCAGGAATTTTACAGGGGTTATTATGATTCTCATAAATTTCTTAGACTAGAAGGTGATAATCAGACAAAATTAAGTATAGAACTTCAAAAAATGATCGATGATTTTTTAAGAAAATAGTTGACAAAAAATAAAAGAGTATTAAAGTATATATATATACAGATTAGCCACTGTAAAACAAAATTTAAAACAACATACAAGACTATCTATTTAAGAGAGGTCGTTGGATGTTTTATGTTGTTGACATTCAATGACGGGCTAACTCTCTTAAGTAGGTAGTTTTTTTTATACACAAAAGGAGCTTAGCATGATAGTAAAAGAAATCGCACAAGCAGTTAACAAGACAGAAAGAAGTGTTAGAAATTAGATTAACAAGATAGCGGAAAAGAATTCCGTAATAGCGGAAAAATGTCGTCAATAAACGACAAAATGTCGGCGAGTGCATCAACATAATGATAGTAGAAAAGATGTACAGAAAATTAAAAATAAAAGGAGCTTAGCATGATAAATAAAATTAAACGGTACGAGCCAAACGATAATGCCCCTGAGCGACAATTCGTTGGAATGGAAGAGGCAGAATATGGAGACTGGATTAAAGAAGATGATTTGGAAATAATTAAAATACAATTAGGTGAAATTATATCAGGTTTGAAAATACGAAGTACTGAAGACAATATTATATTATTAAGAAAAATATATGATAGTATTTAATTACGTCTAATACGAATATATACAAAACAAAAGGAGAATAAAATGAACAATACAGAGTTTGCAAAAAGATTTATCAAGATTTTAGAATTATATGAAAACGTCTTTGCTTATGATATAGATGAGTTTATAGAAATTTTAGAAGGTTGCGAATTAGAAAATGTTAAAGAAATATATAAAAATATAAGATTAGAAAAAAATGAAGACGATCAATTAATAATGACAGATGAACTCCATGATTTATGGCTTACATTAACAAACTGGTTTACAATTGAAATTCCATTAAGTTGGATTGAAAAAGAATATAAAAACATAGAATTCCTAGAATTATTAGGAGAAATAAGATATTATTACTATGGGAATGGTGGATGTATAAGACTTGAAAAAAAAATATACAACGATACAAACAGTTACGAATTTGAATATCAACAAAGTATAGCATACCAAAATAGAAATAATGAAAGAATGTCAATAGAAGGTAGAAAATGAAATATTATCAAGGAAAAGACGGGAAAGACAATTTTTATATTGTTGATAATTGGAATCTAAATTATTATACTGGAACTGCAAATAAGTATCTTATACGTGCAGGTAAAAAAGAAGGTGAAAGCGAGATAAAAGATATTCAAAAAGCTATTGAAATGTTGATAGCATACAAAAAATTATTAGAAGAAAATAATGAAAACAAATTTTTACGTTGTTATGGTTGCAAACATTACAACGTACAATATATTTCAATGCATTGTTTTCTGTGCTATGAAAATGGTTATTTGTCAAAATGGGAATCAAAAAATGAATGAAAAAATAACAGAAATAAAAATAGAGTTTTTCAATAAGCATAATTGGAGATGCGAAAGATGTGGACAACCAGCACAAGATTTAGCACATAGAATCGCAAAAACAGAGGCTAACAAGAGAATGATATATAATTATTGCCTTACAAGACACAGTGTCAAGCTCAAAAAATGCGAAATTGAAAAAGTTATACATCATAAGTTTAATCTTGCTTGTAGTTGCAAACAATGTAATGATTACTTCAATATTGGCAATAGACCAATGAGAGTCAAAGAGTTATTGACAATAATTTTAAAAGATTTAAGATATGTAATGTAATGCGGAGCGGATTTAAAAAATAAAGCTTAACCGAAATTGGAGGAAACATGTATATTTTATATAAATTCCCGGCTTTATACGGACAGCCGAAGAATTTCAAGTTTTATAGTTTAATGAAAATATATGCATTAATTTTTTGTCGAAAATATATATGCGAATATAAAGATGTAAAGAAAAATAAGTACTATGCGTATTGGATGTGAGTAGCATTGAATAATTTAAGCGTAAGCGACATTAAAACAATCACTTACGCTTTGTTATACTAAGGATAGCAAAAACAAGCAGAGGAAAAGATGGTGAAAATATCACCTAACAACAATATATACGAAACAAAAGGAATGTAAAATGAAAATAACAGACAAGATTAATGAAACAAAAGAACAGATTAATGAACTAGACACAAAATACATGATTTGTAGAAAATTACTAAAGCCTTGCAGTTATGCAGAATTAAATAGATGTGATAACTGCAACCACAACCATGAAAAGCGAGTTGTGTTAAGTTATGAATTGCAAAGACTTAATAGAATCGAAGTGCCAACAGAATATATCGATGCAGAATTAAGCGAAGAAATTAAACAATTATTTTTTGAAAATCGAAATATCTGGTTATTTGGAGAAAGCGGACTAGGCAAAACAAGGGCGGGTTATGCGTTGTACATAGAGTCACGAATTAATAAGATTGATTGCAGTCTTATTGTAGAAAGCGAAATTATTAAAGACTGGGAAAGATATAAAGATATAGATATTTTGATTATTGACGACATAGGCACAGAGCTTAACAAGTTCAGGCTTGAAACTGCTTACAGTAATTATTTTTATCTGATAGATTACAGATGTAAGAATAACAAGAAAACAGTCTACACTAGCAAATACAATATAAGTGCATGGTTGAGTCAAATAGCAGTAGTCAACAACGAATTATCAACTTCAATCAAATCTAGACTTTCAAGTTTTTTTGCAATGAAAAAGTTTGAAGGTGAAGATAAAAGAATTAAATTTTAAAATTGGAGTATTTATGAAAATAAGAAGATTTGTAAAGCAATTATATAGTGATTTAGCAATATGTAAATTTAATATATCTACGGTTATGAACATGCGAAAAGACAGGAAAGAAAAGCATAATGCAATTATGATATTAAGAAAAACTATTGGAAAAGACGTAACAAAACTAAGTAATATAGGATACGTTTTGTTAGCTGATGTTCTCAGCCATTACATAGGAGTATTTTAAATGGATAGAGATATGGAAATAATGAAAAATTATAGAGAATTAAATGACGCATTAAAAATCTCGGTTAAAATAGATCACAACGAAGTTTTAAATGTTGTGGTACAAGATTTGATCAAAAAAAGAAACTCACCATCAAATAAAGTTCGTGATTCATTCGATGATGTGTTGCGATATTATTTAGGGGAGGAAGATTTTGTTAAATATGTTTTGCATGGAGAAAAAGTTGGCTGAGAATTTCAGCTAACAAGAATATATACGAAACTTAAGGAGAATAAAATGTATATCTTGAATGAACTGTTAAAAAAACAAAAAGAACTACAAGAAAGACTAATAAGAGAAAGAAAATTACCGAAGCTAACAGATACAAATTACTGGCTAAAGCAAAATGTACTAGCAATTTTTTCAGAAACAAACGAGTTATTAGACGAAATAAATTGGAAACATTGGAAAGCTGAAAAAGAATTGAATATAGAGAATATTAAATATGAAACAATTGACTTACTTCACTTCCTATTGACAATATTTGTTGTTTTAGACATGGATGAAGTCGACATAAGAAATTATTATCTTAATAAGAACAAAGAAAATCACGCAAGACAAGATGGAGTTGTAGAAGGGCGAGAGGATTACAAAGCATGAAGTTATTAGCAGATATAAAAGATAACAAGCTGATAATTAATGACGACATAAGCAAGTATAATGACAAAAGAGTAATAGTCGAAATAAAAGAAAAAAAAGACGATAGAAGTATTGAACAAAATAAATATTACTGGGGGGTGCTAATTCCCTGCATGTGTCAAGCATATGGCGATAATGACACTATGTATATCCATGAATTGTTAAAGCAAAAGTTTATTGTAAAAATATCAGAAACTGGGAAAGTGTATTCAGGGAGCACAACGAATCTAAATGTAAATGAGTTCTGGAAATATTGTAATAATGTAGAAATGTTGATATACGAATTAAAAGGAGAAATACCGCAAGTTGAATATGAAAACATAAGGAGCTACATAAAAGGAGCATAAAATGACAGCATACGACTACTTATCAACAAAAAAAGAAGAAATAGGATACGAATTTGTTATTGAAAGGGAAGAAAATCAAGTATTGGTTATGTTTGTAAGATACAAAAATGGGAAGAGAGAAGCAAGAGGATATCATATAGATAATGTTGAAGATTGTGAAGAAAATTTTGAACATATTCTCTTATATCCGCTTATTTATAGAGCGAGAGAATATGTAAAATAAAAAGGAGTACAAGATGAACAAACAGGAGTATTACGCAAGAGAAGAAGATTTTAAAGAAATGAGAATGATAAAGTATGACATTATAAGAAGATTTTATAAAAAATATGATGATCTTACAGAATACAATCTTGAATTATACGCAACGCATTATCAAAACAAAATATTAAGATCATCTGCAAGATATAACTTAAGACTATTAATGGAAATGTGGTATGCAAATAAAGAAATATATAAAATAGCAACAAAGAGAAATAAAGCATCACTATATGGATTATACTGTTACAATCTTAGAGAATCAAAGATCACTATTGAAGGCATAGAAAAGATATGCGAAAACTGGGATTATATAAGTAAAAGTCACAGACTACAACAAAAATATTTTAGAGATCATATGACAAATTTTTACAATTTGTTAATAAAAACTGAAATGATAAACGGAGAATTAACAGAAAAAGCATTTAGTAAATTGACATATAACAAGCAAAAGGAAGCGAAAGCATACGGAAAAATGAAAGCAATTGAATGGAAAAACTTCTTAAATTATGATGAAAGCAAGCAGTCAGGGGATATTGTGCTTAATGACGGAACATGTTTTAACGTGGCTGGCTTTATTCAGTTAATGCAAAAAATCAATGAAGTTAAATATTATAGCTTGACAAAAAACAAATATACTTCATAATACGAATGTGATCAAAATAAAAGAAATATTCTTTTCATTTTGTACTTCCTTTTTGTTGCCAGCTTAACTAGGTTTAGGCTGGTTATATAAAGTAAGTAGATTTTCCTGAAACAAATCTTCTATGAGCAGGGCAGCAAACGCCTTGCTTTTTTTATTGCAAAAATGCTAAAAATATGATATATATAGATATGAAAGAAAAAAGGATTAGGAAATGACAATTGAAACAATAAGGTTGAAAAATAAAAATGGGAATACTATTGATGTGAATATGGAAGAGCTAAGAGAATTATATTTTGAATTAAAAAAAATTTTTAATGATAATAGTCTTTATGTTTCATCTACTGCTGGAATTAACATAAAGAGTCTTAAAAATCTATGCTCCATACCCGAGGATGAAGAAAAACAAGAAAGAAAAGGGATAATAGAATGAAGAAAGAGACAAAAAGAATAGGAAGACCAGCACACTATGCAACAACTGAAGAACTAGAAGATAAAATAAATGAATATTTCGATACATGTGAAGAAAACAAAAAATTAATTACATATACAGGATTACTAAATCATTTAGGGATAGAGAAATCAACATTCCATGATTATTCTCAAAAGGAAAAGTTTTCGCACTCAATAAAAATGGCAAAGCAAAGAATAGAGGAAATACTTGAAGAACAGCTAACATATCGACCTACACAAGTAACAGGAGTAATATTTAATCTAAAAAACAATTATGGATGGCAAGACAAGCACGAAATAGATTTGAGTATAAAAGAATATGAAGTTGATATGATAGAAGATGAAGATTAAGATTAAGATACATAAAAGAATATTTAACACCCGGTATTATGAACTATTAACAAAGCAATTAAAAGATATAACAATACTCTATGGCGGAGCAGCAAGCGGCAAATCTTACGCAATAGCACAATATTATCTTATACAACTGTTAAAAGGCAATCGAAATCTGCTTGTTATCAGAAAAGTTGGAAATACATTAAGAGATTCTGTTTATGCTTTGTTTATTTCGATTATAAATAATATGGGGCTTAATCAAGAGTTTGAAGTGAACAAAACAGAAATGAGAATCACATGCAAAAACGGTTATCAAATTATCATGAAGGGATTGGACGACCCTGAAAAAATTAAATCAATAACTGTAAATAAAGGAAATTTAACAGATTGTTGGATAGAAGAGGCAACAGAGTTAACAGAAACAGACTTTAACCAACTTCAATTAAGATTAAGAGGTGGAAAAGTATCAAAGAAATATATGTTAACATTCAATCCAATTTCAAATTTGCATTGGATAAAAAGAAGATTTTTCGATAAGAAAAACGAGAATGTTGAAATAATAAAAACAACATACAAAGACAATAGCTTTTTAACAGTCGACGATATCAAAAGAATTGAAGACTTGAAGACAGTCGATTATCAATACTACAGAATATATGCTTTAGGAGAATGGGGCGTAATTGGCAATCTCGTATATACTAACTGGGAAGTTAAGGAAATAGAAAGATCTTTCGACAATTACTATTTTGGAGTTGACTTTGGATGGAATGACCCAGCTGTTTGTCTTAAATGTGCAATTAGAGAAAAGACTATATACATCTTAGATGAAATATATGTTACAGAAACACCTAATAAAGACTTTGCAGAAATGATAAAAAAAATAGCGAATAGAGAACCTCTTTTTTGTGATAGTGCAGAACCAAAAAGCATAAACGAGTTACGAAGTTGCGGCATTAATGCAATATCAGTTAAAAAAGGAGCTGATTCAATAGAATATGGAATCAGATGGTTGAAAGGTTATAAGATTGTTGTAGATAGTAAATGCACTAATACAATATCAGAGTTGCAGAGTTATAAGTACAGAGAAGATAAAACAGGGCAAGTTATAAGCGAAAACCCGTTGGACAAAAATAATCACGCCATGGATGCTTTGAGATATGCGTTTAACGACATAATGAATTTGAAAACAGAAATAAGGATAAACAAAAGATTGCCAGGAATTTAAAAGGAGATTGACATGTTAATCAATAATAGTTTACAAAGAGAAATAATTGATATTTTACAGCAAAATGAAATAGTGAACATGACAGCAATATTCAAGGATTTGATAGAGGAACACAAGACACGAGCGGCGGAAGTTTACGGATTAAGACAGCGAGGCAAACTCAAAGCGGCTTCATCTTATTACGACTTTGAGAATGGAACAAATGACAATAGCATAAAAGATGGTATTCCAATTAAGGCAAGACAAAAGCTAAATGAGAACAAGATTAATCATAGACTTCATAATGATTATTACAATGCAATTATTCAAAATAAGGTTGGTTATATTCCAGAGCTACATGTTACAGGTAACGAAGTATTAGAGCAAAAGCTAAAAGAGCTTAAGATTAATACAAAATATATTAGACAAATATCGGACATGACTGGCTGGGGCGTGTCTTACTTAATGTTGTATAACGATATAAACGCAAACTTGAAAAGCACAGTTATAAATGCAGACGAAACTATATTGATTAGAAACCAGTCGACAGATGAAACAGAATATGCAATGAGATATTGGAAGATCACGATAAAAGAAAGCAACGGTACATCTGAAAGATTTAGGGTAGAATGGTACGATAGAAGCATGGTTTATATTTACATGCAAGACAGCAACGGACTATATCAAATGATTGACAGCTATTCTCATACATTCGACATAGTACCAATATTCGAATTTTTGAATAATACTGATGGAATTGGGGATTGCGAATATACAATAGACTTGCAAGATGCTTATGATATAGCTATTTCAGATTTATCAAGCGAGATTACTCAAATGAGACTAGCATATCTTGTATTGAAAAACTTAGGCAATAACGTGGATGATGATTTTGTAAGAGCGCTAATTAATACAGGAATTATAAGTGTAAGCGAAAATGGAGATGCGAAATTCTTAGAAAAGAACTTGAATGATGAAGCTATACAGAATTTGTTAAAAGTACTAGATACAAATATCTGGTTGTTTTCTAATAGCTATAACCCAGCGGCTCTCGGAGGTGAACAAACTGCTTATGAGATAAGACAGAAACTGAAAAGATTAACAGACAGCTGCAATGAAACAATTATGTTATACAAAGATACATTTTCAGATGTATTAATAGCAATGCAAAGCTGGTATAAGAAATGGAAAAACGAAACAATAGACTTAACAGACATTAATATCACAATACCTTATAGAGAACCAAAAAATGTTGAAGTTGCATTATTAGCAGCAAAAACAGCAGGGGCGAAATTAGCAACATCGACAATTATAGATGTACTAGGATTGCCAATTGATGCAGTAATTAATGAGCAGAAATGGAACGAAGAATATATGCAAACAGGATTAACAAATGCAAGCGAGCAACGAATTAATACAACAGATAATCAAACTACAGAATAGCTTATTGACCGAAGCTGAAAAAAAAATATTGCAAGATCTTATAATAGCATACGAAAGTATAGAAAATGAACTCCGCGTTTTTGTAAGCAAGTATGGAATCAAGGGAGTTATGCCAGAGGCTGCAAAAGTTGCACAGTATAATAGACTCAACAACCTTTTGACTTCTCTTGAAGAAAACATTAACAATATTTTGAAAAGAATCGATTATCAATTACAAAAAAGTACAGTGCTAGGTTATCAGCAATTATACTATCAGTACATGTATACAAACAGCATGACAGCAGGGCTGAACTTGTATTTCGGAATTGTCAATGAAACCACTATTTTAGCAGCAATAAACTACCCTTTGTCGAAACTTGCAAATAGCAAGCTGTTAGCAAATGCAAGAGCTGAAACAATAGAAAAAATAAAACAAGCAATAAAACAAGGTATAATTAGGGGCGAATCAGTAGATAATGTATCTGCAAATATAGCCAGATTGTTGGGGCTATTTCAAACGCAAGTAGGGCAACTAGTCGGGATAGATGCAGGGAAATTATATCAGCTTCAAAGAGTTGCAAGGACTGAAATGATGAGGATATTCAACCAAGCGGCAGTTGACGAAATGCTAAAAAGCAACGAAATGGGGCTTAAAACAAGATTGCAATTATTATCGACAATAGACGATAGAACTAGACCTCAATCTGCACAAATGGACGGACAGATTAGTAATGAAAAAGGTGAGTTCAAATATCCTGATGGAAGTTACTATAAGATAGGTCAAACAGGGAACCCAGCATGGGATATAAACGATAGAGAGACAACAGTCCCATATTTGGGAGAAATTATGGGAGAGACAAGAAAAAAATTTGGTAAGATCGATGATTATGAGACATTTTCCGAATATGCAAAACGAAACAATATAAATTTTAATAAATATGGTCAAGAATTGTATACAAAATCATAAGTGTATGAAAAAATATAACTTGACTATTAAAAAAATATAATATATAATACACTTGTTATAAAAAATCATACTTTTTAGGCGAAAGCATAGAAAGGACGGAGAAATGATGGAAATACTAGAACAATTAAAATCTTTCATAAAGGAAGATGTAAATATCGACGAGGTTAAAAACATCGTTGAGAAATCAAAAGAAGGACTAATCAGCCGGGAAGCATTAAAGAAAGATTATCAAGATGTACTCAAAGAGTTCCCAGAGTTACAAAGCAGTTTTGACAAATATAATCAAAAGGGCTTAGATTCATGGAAAACAAACAATCTTGACAAAATCGTACAGGAAAAACTTAACGAACTCAACCCTCCTAAAACTGAGGCAGAAAAAAAACTTGCAGAATTAGAGCAAAGAATATTGAAAACAGAGCAAGAAAAAGCAATAGAGAAAAGCAGAAACGAGATCTACAAAAAAGCAAAAGAGCTTAAAATAAATGATGAACTTCTTACAGATATTGATGAATTTATCGGAGTTGATACAGAAAAAAATTTAAAGCTCTTATCTATTATTGCAAAAGCTGGGATGTTAAAAGAGGGTGCAGTAAAAGAAGAATTTTTGAAAGCAAACGGCGTTAAGATAGAGGCTGGCACAGGGAATACAGCCGAGACAGACGAAGACTACATGAGAAAGAAATTCCAAGAATATAAAAGATAGGAGACATATATGAGTAATACATTTATTACAGCGGACATGATTGCAAGAGAGGCTTTGCCAATTCTAAGAAATAATCTTGTAATGGCAAACTTAGTTCATACAGATTTTTCAGCAGACTTTGCAGAAATGGGAGATACTGTTCAAGTGTTAAAACCTGCAAATTTTACAGCAATCGAATTTGACGGAGACTTAACAGGGCAATATCAAGACGTCGTTGAATCAAAAGTTGATGTTAGCTTAGATACTATAGCAACAGTTGACATGAAAATAACAGCGAAACAAAGAACTCTTAATATAAGAGATTTTACAGCACAAATAATTAATCCGGCAATGGAAGCGATCGCACAAAAAATTGATTCAGACATAATGGGTCTTTATGCCGATATCCCTTACTTTTATGGAACATCAGGAACAACACCAGATGCTCTTGATGATATAACAGGTGCAAGAAAAATACTAAACATTAACAAAGCACCTATGGCTCAAAGAAGGCTCGTAATTGATTCCGAAGCAGATGCAAAACTAAATTCTCTTGATGCTCTTGTAGGAGTTGACAAATCAGGTTCAGCTCTTGCACTAAGAGAAGCGATATTAGGTAGAGTGTCAGGGCTTGACATGTATCTTGATCAGAATATTCCAGAACATGCAGCCGGAACCTTTGTTGCAGTAGCTTCTCCAACAGCGACAGGAACAGCAGGAGAAAGTACAGTCGCATTAACAGGCGGTGCAGGGGCAGAAACATTATTAGCAGGAGATATACTAACAATATCAGGTTACCAATATGTAGTTACTACAAGCACAGCAGCGTCAGGTGGAGATATCGCAGCGGCTGCAATCTACCCAGCTTTGAAAACTTCCCCATCTTCTACCGCTGTAACATTCCCAGATAAAACAGCTGGCGGACATACTGCAAATCTAGGTTTCCATCGTTCAGCGTTTGCACTTGTAACAAGACCTCTAATGGCACCTATGGGTGGAGCAGAATCAACCGTAATGAATTTTGATGGATTATCAGTAAGAGTTACCTTTGATTATTCAATGGACTTAAAAAGTGACATAGTTTCATTCGACATATTGTACGGAGTAAAAACACTATACAAAGAATTAGCAGTAAGATTGCTTGGTTAATATTCCAAAAGGGGGCTTAATGCTCCCTTGAACTTTAAATGGAGGTGAAACAATGAAAGAAAATTATGTAAAATGTTCAAAATGTGGCTTAGAAATGCACCCAAGACTCTTATCAGTTCACGAAGCAACATGTAAAGTTGTCAATATAGAGAAAGAAGATTATGAAATAGAAAAAAATATTGATGAAATGAATTATAACGAATTAAAAAAATATATTAAAGCAAATATGGAAACAACACCGGATGGTTATACTAGAATGTCAAAAGATGAATTACTAGAAATAGCAAAAGGACTATAACATGAGTGTAAATATAAGAAACCAAAATGGATATTCAGGGGCTATTGTAACAGCAGATAGAGAAAAAAAGATGATTGACGAATCAAACTTGTACGCCTTCCCTTTTGTTACATCTTCAATTGCAGCAGCTGGGACATACAAAATTGGATTTACAACACCTGCAGAATCTTCAAATTATATTTATAAAATGTTACCAAAAATATTTTCAAACAATGCGAATACAACAGTAGTTCAAATTTTGGAAGATTGCAATTATACAGCAGCGGCAGCAGAACAATACGCTATCAATGCAAATAGACATACTAATGTATATTCTCCTTTGAAATTTTATCTTGATTCAACAGTTTCAACACGAAACAAAGATTTTGCAACAGCAGAAGCAGGTGGAGACTTTGCAAATCAACCAGCTGGCGACACATTAACAATAGTTTCAGACGATGCAGGAGATGTAACACAAAACATAACAATCTACGGAACTATAACAGGAGCAACAACAACTATTACAAGCGAAACAATATTGCTAACTGGAACAGATGCAATAGATACAGACATAACAACATGGCAAACAATTTTAGGTGTTGAAATCGATGCAAGTTGTGCTGGGACAATAACTATAGCTGAAAAATCCGGAGGCTTGGCAATTACTACAATTACAACAGGGAATTTATCAGCTGGGATAGTTACACCTTCAGACATATGGGCAAGAGATCAAATGATTTACCATGATGCAAGCGATGCATCTACAGCAGCGGTTGGAATAATCGGAACAGCTCCAGACGGAACAGCAATATCAAGCGTAGATGATTTAAATGGCACTACAAATGAGATTCATGGGACATTGTCTTTTAGAACAGTTACAAAAATATTAATTGGGGCAGTTGCAAGTACAGTTGACGTGACAATATACGCTCAAGGTTTTTATCTTTTGAATGTAGCATTCGGAGCAGGTTCGTTCATACAGATCGAAGATAACTATATTTTGAAACCTAACACAAAATATGTAATATATATCACAAACGCAGGGGCAACTACTGCAACATATGTATACGGTACGATAAATTTTGAGAAAATAAATATAGATGAGATCTAAATAGTTAACATTGTTAACGCCTTCATTTTGCCCTTGTTTCGGCAGGGGCTTATAATTTAAAAGGACTAAACATGGCAATATTAACACTTGCTGAAATAGTAAGTTATCTAAATTTGCAAATAGAATATAAGACAGCAGCAGAATATCTTGAACTTTCAACAGATACAAATTTATCTTTTGAAAATGCAAGCGAACAAGAATGTGTGAATATTGTAGTGAAAGACATGACACAAACTACAACATACGATTTAACAGATGATTATACTGTGTCACTATCAGATACAACAACAGTATTGACAAGAGTCGAAGATGGTGCAATAGCAGATAAAGAAATATGTTATGTAACATATAATTATGCAAATTACAAAGACTATAAAATAATAGAAAATAATATAGATACAACCGAAGCATGGCTAAAAGAATATTGTAATGATGATTTTCTTGATGACGATGATGCAGATATATTTCCAGACAGTCACAAGCCTCAACTTGCAAGATTAATATACTATTTTGCAGTTAATAATCAGTACAACAAAACAAATAGTGCAGATATAAAAAGTCAGTCAATAAGCAAGCTATCAGTAACATTCAAGGGAGATAATGAGGCAGGTAAACAAGCCTTAAAAGATCTTCTAAAAGAGTTTGAAGATATTAGGAGACCTCGCTATGTATGATAATATGATTGAACATTTTGAGGGCTTTTTGACAAACGAGCTTAAATTCATTAATTCTACATATACAAGTGACGGAGCTGGCGGATATACAAAAGTAGATACAGAGTTTTATATTGATTGTTATATCGATCAAGCAAGCTCAACAGAAATTGAAAAACAATATAAGTTGGGAAACAGGGCAGTAAATCTAATAATTTGTAAGTACGATAGTAGAATCACAGAAAATACAAAAGTAGAAGTCGACGGAGAGCTTTATAATTGCGATATCCCAAGCAATACAAACAGATACAACGATTTTATGGAGATTATAAGTGTCAATAAGTTTCAATCTTAAAACATCGACAATAGATTTTACTCCAATTATTAAAAAATCATATGAATTAAGAGAACAAGCAGCATTAAATATAGCTGCCGATTTAGTTTTACGAACAGCTAAATTAAACACACCAGTTGACACAGGGCTACTTAGAAATAGCGAACAAAAGCAAATAAAAGGGAATATTGCACTTGTAGGAACTAATACAGAATATGCACCAAACGTAGAATTTGGTACTAGCAAACAGAAAGCACAGCCATACTTGACTCCTGCACTTGTAGATAACACTAATAATATAAAGAACATATTTAAGGATTTGTTTGTATGATACATAAAGCATTTGCAAAGATGATAACAAATTTATCGATTACAGGGGTTAACGCAGTCGTGAATGGTAGACCTCCTGAAAATGTTGATTATCCTTTTCTTGTTATCTATCAAGCTGGTGAAATATCTGGAACTCAATCGGCTTATGCAAAAAAGTTAATGAGAGTTGGAATATATGCAGAAAGTTACGATGAATGCTATACGATAGCAAAAGAATTATACGCAATAGTTAATAATAACATCGATGTATTGTACGACGGTGTATATTATAGATTTAACAATATTACAAAAGAAAACGAAATTATGAACATCGAAGATGATTGTTTCGGATTGTCAATCGATTTTATGATTTCAATAGAAAATCAATAAGGGGGCGTTTATGCCAGTATATCAAACATCACAACAGCGAGATAATTCACTATTGATCGGTGGAGCTAAGGTTGAAGTTTCATCAGACGGTTCAACATGGTACGATGTAGGACTTGTAAGAGATTTGTCACTAACTGAAACAATTACACAGTCAGACATCCAAGCACAAAATGGAATAGTAACAGAGAAATTTGTTACAGAGCAGTATCTTGACGGTACTATGAACATGCTTGAAGTAAATCTAACAAACTACAACAGAATTAGAGGCGGAGTTGATACATTAACAACAGTTGCAGGAACTCCAGTGTCTGGTGCAACATATGCGTTAACAGCAGGAAACTGGGGATACAATGATCCTATAATTGTTGAAAATCAGAATTACGACTTATCAGCTTTGACAATAAACAGTGTTACAGGTTCAGAGGATGGGGCACTTGTAGAAGATACAGATTTTTTTGTTGGAACAGATGCAAAAGGGAACACTATCATAACAATAATCGACAGTGCAACAGTAACAACAGAAACTCAAACAATGACAATTGATTATGACTATACCCCAGCTGCATCAGAAAAATTAAGCACAGGCGGAAAGTCTTCAATATCAGCAGTTTATTACAGATTTACAAACTTGAAATATGTTAATTCAGTTGCGAAATATAGAATTATAACAATTTATTCAGCATCAGTTAGCGGTGGCTTATCTTTAGCGTTTGCAAACGATGCAGATGCAGATCCTGCAACAGTTATTCCAGTTAGCTTTAGAGCTGAAATGGATACTAGCAGAACAGCAGGTGATCAGTTATATTTATTTGAAAATCAAATAGTTTAAAAATTTATGGAGGCGTTAACAATGTTTAAACTAACAATATTAGGTAAAGAATACAATGTGAATGAATTAAGTATAGGTAAGGCGTACGAGATAAGAAAAATGTATTTTAAAATTTACGAAGATCAAGTAAAAGCGGAAAACAATATAAAGCTGATTGCAAAAACAAATAAAGACTTTGCAAGCGTTGCGTTAAAAATATTGAGAATAAATGCTAAAAATATAAAAGAAAAAGCAAAATATCTTATGCTAACAAAAAATAAATTATACTACAACATGACAGAAAGCGAATACACATTAATGATAATGCAAGTTGCAAAAATAATAGGAATCGGAACAAAAGAAGAAATAGATAAAAAAAAAGTACAATAACATTAGAACAAATAATCTACGAAGTATGTGCAATTTATGGATTCAAGTATGAAGATTGTCTTGAAATGACAGAAAGCAGATTGGTAAACTACTGGAAATATGGTTATCAATATAATATAGAAATAAGACACGGAAGAATAGAAAAAGATATTAGTAAGAAAAAAGCAACAGAAATGACTCCAGAGGAGCTACAAAAAGTAAGGGAAGAAATGCGAAAGACATATAATTACAAAGGATAAAAATAGATGGCGGATATATTAAGCAAATTAGTTGTACAAATTACAGCAGATGACAGCAGTTTTCAAAAAACACTTAATAATATACAGACAACAACCGCCAAAGTCGGAAAATCATTAACAAAAAATTTAACCTTACCACTTGTTGCGATTGGAACAGCATCCATAAAAATTGCAGCAGATTTTGAAAGTTCTATGAATAGAGTAAAGGCCTTGACAGGAGCTACAGCCGAAGAATTTACAAATCTTCAAAATAGAGCAAGGGAACTAGGAGCTACAACTGAGTTTAGCGCAAGTCAAGCAGCAGAAGCAATGGCGTTTTTCGCACAAGCTGGGTTTGATGCCAATAAAATTTATGATGTTTTACCAGACACTCTAAATTTGGCATCAGCTGCACAACTAGAATTAGGTACATCGGCGGATATTGTATCAAACATTATGACAGGCTTTGGGATAGAAGCAAGTCAACTAGGAAATGTTGTTGATATACTAACCAAGCAATTCACATCATCGAACACAGATTTGTCTCAATTAGGGGAAGCATTTAAGTATGTTGCACCAATTGCAGCAGGCTTGGGAGTGTCCATTGAAGAGACTTCAGCTGCATTAGGTCTTTTGTCGGATGCAGGTATTCAAGCAGGTAGCGCAGGAACAGGGTTAAGACGAGTGTTAACAGTTCTTGTATCAGAATCAGAAAAATTAGGTATATCAGTTACCGATGCGGCAGGGAATATGTTGCCACTATACGACATAATTGGACAACTAGAGAAAAGAGGATTAACAACAGCAGAAGCCCTAGAAATTTTTGGTGATAGAGGTGGACCCGCAATTTCTCAATTATTATCGGTCGGTTCTGCCGCCTTGGAGCAATACACAAAAAGACTATCAGATGTAGACGGTTTGGCAAAAAATATAGCACAGACACAACTCGAAGGCTTGAACGGAGAATTTAAAAATTTCAAATCAGCTCTTGAAGAAGCTGCAATTGTATTAGGCAATGAGATGTTGCCGAAGGCTACAGAATTAATCGCCGAGATAACTGATTTAGTTCGAAAATTTTCACAGCTTGATGAAGATACAAAGAAAAATATAATTAGTTTCGGACTCGCAGCAGCTGCAATTGGACCCGTAACAAACGCGATCAGCGTAGTGGTAGGTGCAGTTGCCAAGCTCTCTGTCGTGCTAGCAACAAATCCAATTCTTCTTATAGCAACAGCAGCAGCACTTGCAGGTGTAGCGTTATACAAAGCATATGACAACGCTACAACTCTGAAAGATGAAACAAAAAAATTAAAAAATATTACGGATGAACTGAAAAAATCATCTGAGGAATATCAAGAGGTAGTAAAAAAACTTACAACAGATACTAATCAGCTTACAGATGCAGAAAGAAACAACCTTGAAATAAAAAAACAACAATTAAAAATAAAGATAATAGATGCAATAGATAAACTAGAAAGTTCATATAGAAAAAATTTACAGGCTTTGAATAAGCAATACATAGTATATTTGACTTTTAATGAAGAACTAAAAAAAACTCAAAAAAGATTAAAAGAAATAAAAGAAGAGCAAAGCAAGCTAGATGAAAATACGACAGAGTATCTAAGACTAGAAAATGAAAGAATAAGATTACTATATCTTGAACGACAGCAAATACAAGATGTTGCAAAAGAACTAGAACAATATACAAAATTACAAACTGAGCAACAAGCTGCAATAGAGCAAGTCGCAAGAGCAATTGTGAATGGAATAATCACTCTAGATGAATTGGCATTGAAAGATGAATTATTAAGAAGAGAAATAGAATTGCAAGTTGCTGCATTGCAAAAACAAGCAGAAGCACAACAAAACAATACAAGTGCAACCGAAGAGTCAACGATTGCAAAACAAAAACAAAGTGAAGAAATAGAAAAAAATACAGAAAAAATTGTACAAAATACAGCTGAAATTATTGGCAATACTGAAAATATGCTAAAAATGCGAGATGCTGCAATCGAGGCAGGCATTGCTATTGCCGGGCTATCTTATGAAGTTAATAATCTTAACGAAAGACAAACAGATCTTGCAAATGCAATGCCAATTACAACAGCAACAATCTTGGCACAAATACAAGACCTTACAACTCAATATTCAAGCATAATTAACGAAGTATATGGGAGTTTGACAGATGTAATAGACATGTACTATCAGAACATTATTGATAACGAAAATCTATCAGATGAAGAAATCAAAAAAGCAAAAAAAGATCAATGGAAAGCAAATAAAGCGTTTGCAATAGGTCAGAGTATTATTGATACATTGGTTGCAGCAACAAAAGTGCTTCCCAACATCCCTCTATCATTATTAATCGGAGGTATTGGAGCTGCAAAAACAGCCTTGATCGCTTCTCAGCCGATGCCTAAATTCCAGAACGGGGGAATTGTTGAGAATAGCGGAACTGGACAGCAATTTATCGCAGGAGATGGAGTAAGAGAATATATTGTGCCGGACGACAGAGGATACTTAAGCGAACTAGGACAAAACATAGTTGACAGTTTCAAAGGACAGCAAATTAATAATCAAATAGATAATGAAGTAACACAAATCAATCAGATTGTATTAGACAGTAGAATAGTACAAGAGATAGTAACAAAAGGCACACAAACAAGGCAAATAAGAATCTATCCAGAGGCAGTAAGATGATTTTTTTGAAAGACGAAGAAATTAAAATTTGCACAGATTTGGCAATGACAAACGAAGATACAAATTTCCCTGTTGAAAATATACAAAATAATATTATTGCTAATTATGCAAGGGCAAGTGCAAATACAACAACTATTTCAGGCACTGTGTCTAATAATAGCACAGCAATAGCGATTGTAGGCCATAATCTTACAAGTGCAACAGGCACAGCAAGTTTAAAACTGTATGATGGCGTGACATTACAAGATACAATAAACTTGACTATTGCGGATATAATAGTTTATGTTAATATCAATGAGATATATGATAATTTTGAATTAATACTATCAGATAGCTCATTGTCAGAAATTTTGATAGGCAAAGTTATATTAGGGGATTATATAGAACCAACAGTTAATTCTCTTGTAGATTTTTCAGTAAACTACATAAGAACTGACAAAGTATTTGAAAATGAAACAGGGCAAAAGTATACAAGCGAAGGAATAGAAAAAAGAGCTTTTAGCTATTCTTTTCCAAAACAAAGTTTGTCTGATAGTCAAGCTTTACGAACTTTCTATAGAGCAGTAGGCAGACATGAAGGCTTTATTTTCATGAACTTCAATACTGATTTAGGGGTTGATATTTTACTGCCCTGCTTTGTAATGTTTACAAGCGATATAGAATATCAGTTTTCAAAATTTGCGAAAAATAGTTATAAAATAAATATGGAAGAGGCGAAATAATGGCAAGTATAATTTCAGCAAATCCGGCCGCAACAGCATTAGAAAAACAAAGAAGAGGGTTGTTGCAAATAAGCATATCAAACTATAATAATAATACAGAATCTGAAATACAAGCAGGAAGTATAATAGAAGTAGGCGGAGCTTTGTTTGAAGCAACAAGTGATGAATCTATTAGTAATGCACTATCAGGGTTTTCGGATGGAGTCGTATATATTACAACTAGCGTTGTAGATGCAAGCAATATCGAGTTTGAGTATACAGATACTGCCCCAACTTGGAATGATGATCTTCAAGGCTGGTATGATGCTACAGGGACAGATCGGTATATAATTGCAGGAGTGAAATCAAGCACAAACTATAGTAACAAGGGGATTTTTGTTAATAGAGAAGCTATCGAAAATCTAAATGCAAAAAACTTGCTTGTCAATGGCACACAAATAGTAGATAGTAGTAGGAATTTTTCTAATGTAAATTCAATCAGTTTGACAGGCAGCAGTATTAAAAAAGCCGTAACAAATGGAAGTTTATTTCTTTTTGGGGGAACTGGTGCCGCAACCGGTTCAATAATCGCAATGTATGGAACTGATCACGCTACTACACCAAACAGAATTGCATTTGCCGGAGCCGGAGATGTTAATAGCACAATATATTATGGTGCTACAGGAAACTGGTACATGACAGGAAGTGTCGGAGCCGCCGGTGGAATAGATGCAGGATCAAGCGGCACCGCAATAAAAAGAAAAGTTGTAAATATTGGAGCATGGAATATGGATACAACAACTAGTGTTTCTGTTTCTCTCGGTATATCAAGTATACAAAGTTTTGGAATACGTGTAATCATATGGCAAGATTGGAATGCTGGGTCACCAAATCAATATGATTTATTAACAGATGGATATTATAATTATAATGGATCTACGGGTTCAATTACATTATATAGAACTGCATCTGGGTTTTTTGATAACGCTAATTTTGATGATGGAGGAACTATAGGAAGCATACTTGGACGAGGTAAAATAGAAATTATATATTAAAGGAGAGTAAATTATGGCATTAATTAAAGAAAAAATATTGGATAACGGATTGACAGCGAACTATTGGACAATCAAAGAAATAAAAACAGATTGGAATTTTTCAAAAACGTTAGGCAAAGAAACTGATAAAGTAGATGAGGAAGGAAATAAAATCTTAGACTATAAAATTATTATTGGAAGAATTGAAGTAAAATTAGCATTATATAAAGATAAAGACTTTTATAATACATTAGAAGATAAAAATTTAGGGCAGATTGAAGAACAATTGATTATTATTGAAGGTAAGTATATGACAGCGAATAAATCAACGGCTTATTCAAATAAAGAAATATACGAAATGATTATTGACCTTTGTCAAAATGAAAATGGATATTTTGCTGATGCTAAAAATGATATATAAGGGAATAGCATGACATTGTTTGAAATTGACTTTTCAAATTTGCAATACGAATGGTTCAATTATGCAATTGGAACTTGGGCTTTTTCATTTACTGCTACATATAGCTGGATAGATTCATTATTTCTAATTGATGCCGAAACAAAAACAGCAACATTAATAGAATCGGTTCAAATAGATAATGAAATATATACAAAAGCATTGTCGTTATCAGATTGTGTAAGTGCTCAAAAAACTTTTTTTTATGACGGTTCGGATAAAACATATATTCATTTTGAAGGAAATAAAAGTTATTCGTTATTTTCTACAATCTCTATTGGAGTTGTACAAGGATTCTCAGAATCAGAAATGAAAATCGGTGACACACAATATCGAGGGGTGATCAAAACTATAGGCAGCGTAAACAAGTCTCTAGATAATATATTTACAAGCAAAATATCTTTTCAAGACTTTTCAATTAATTTTTCTAATCTAGACGCATATTTTGATACTCTTATAGAAGATAATACGTTGTACGGTGCAAAATGCAGAATAAAATATTGTGAAGATTGCGGAATATCTTCGGAAAATTATAAAACCTTATGGTCTGGATACATAGGGAACTTTGAAATTGGTACAGATGAAGCGGTGATCAACGCAAAAGATGACAGGAATAAATTATCAAAAGAATTAATTCTTAATTACTATAATACTACAACCTATCCTTATCTAAACTCTACAAACATCGGGAAGCCAATACCGATAGTGTATGGAACGTTGCGAGGGGTACCAACTGTTTGTACGAATGAAACAGAGTCTATCGCTGCAAATTATAATTTTAAAGTCTGTGATACTACATTCCATAATATCGCTAGCCAAACTGTCAATGTTTTGAAAGATAATAACTTGATAACATCAACAACCTTAAATATTTATGGAGAATTTACATTGACAACAGGGCAATACAACCCTGGGGATAACATCACGATAGAAAGCATGACCGGCTACATAGATGATGATAGCAATTTGATTACAAATAGTGTTGAAATTATAAAAGATATTTTGTTAAATTATCTTGATATAACAAATATAGCGTCATATTATAACGATTTTAAAATTGACAATGGGCATGATCAATATGTTTATATTAATTCAGAAACTAAAATATACGAGGTTATAGAACAATTGGCATATTCTGATCAAGCAGTATTTTATATCGAGTTTGATGGCAGATATAGTTACGTTGTGTATGATACAACAATCATTGCAGATATAAAGCAATATGCTCAATTATCAAAATCAAATATATATCATGATACTGAAAAAATCATTACAACTGCAATTGTAAAATATTCAGAAAATATTAGTTCCGCATCACACAAGAGAATAATAGATGACTCAGAGGAATCTACGTTATATGATCTATATAGTGTTAGCAACGTAGAAACATTTACAACGACATTAGTAAATGAATCAGACGCCGAGGAGTTCGCAACTAATATATTAGATAATTTTGGCACAGATTACAAAACAACGACAATCAATATACATAACAGTGTGCTAATGAATTTTGTTGACGATTTAAAAATGAGAAAATCAATAAATTTCGATTATAATAGAATAAATGATGAAATGTACGGCAGCCTAGAGGCCGAAATAATCGGTTTTTCTTTTAATTTGTTGGACAATACTACAAGCATACAACTAAGAATCGTAGATTAAGGAGAAATTATGGAAATTAAAGAAATTGGAAAAATTGAAAACAACTATGAACTAAAACAAAGATATAAGCTAAGATCACAGAAGTTTACAATATTTCTGCTTTGCTACATTTTGGGTGCTTTCATTATTATTGCGAGTCTTATAATTTCTTATTTGAATAAGTCAATTGATGTAACACAAGTCTTGTTAGCTGTTACATATAGCATTTTTGGGCTGGCAGGGATAACAATTTCAGGGAAAACATTGCAGAATATACAAGATGCAAAAAACATATATGGAGTGAAGAAAGATGAAAAAATGGATAAATAACTTATTAAAAAAAATATTTGCAAAGAGTAAAATAAAAAAATTATCTTTGCTAATGCTAATAATAGCAATCGTTATGATCGTATGTTCTTACTTTCTAAAGGGTTGCGGTTTGTAAAAAAGTTGACAATGTTATAAAATAGTATAACATTTCAAAAAAGGTAAAATATGACTATTACACAAATTATTGAATGGATATTGATTCCAGTAATTTTTGCCGTATCTGGTTGGTTGATTAATAGTGTATTGAAACAAAGTAAGCAAACAACCGAAAATGAACTAAGAATAGAACAAATAAAAACAGAAATGAACGTAAGGATAATGCAAATAGAAACTGAAATGAAAAATAAGGATAAGTGCAATAACACTTCTTATTCGGATCTTGTAAATAAAATTGGTACTGCAGTTTCACGCACCGATTATCTTACAGAAAAATTAAATGAATCAGATAAGCAAATTGTAAAATTAGATACAAAAATAGAAGCTATAACAAAGTCTGTTGAAGAAATAAAGCAAGACAATAAAGATATAATAACAATGCTTAATACAATAATAATTGAGGTAAAAAAATGACAATTAAAGAATTTATAATTAAAGCTCCTTTCAAGCTTAATTTGCAGGATGCCGATAGAATTTCAAAAGTAGCGGAATTGATGTACGATGAAGAGTTGCATAATAAAGAATCTGTTTTTGCAAGACGAGAATCAGACAATTTAAACTATTCACGACGATATGAAACTTTTTTTAAACTTATTAATGATGCAGAAGATTTAGCAGAATTAAATTTTATAAAAAACGTAATAATTTATGCCGGCTTACGACATAAAGGCGTTGAAGATATTGAAGTGAAAAACAAAATAATAACTTATAATCCTGAAATGTATATAAGTATTTTTGGAGTAGACAATGAACCAAAAGGGTCAATTTGGAACAGCTGAAAACAAAATAGCGTTACAGTTTGTAATTTTTCTTATAATCAATATAATGATAAATTCGCTTAAGATTATTTTTGAAAATAAAGCAATGAATGCAGATATATTAATTATGTCTTTCGCATTATTGCTTTTTGTTTTATACATTGTATTCGTTAATGTATACAAGAAAGAATTATTATTTTTGCTATTGTATATTTCTTCAAATCTATTGATAATATTTAAAATATCTGGTGATTTTTCAGGTCTTTTAATGTTGCTATTAACTTTGTTTTATGCAACAGAAAACAAATTAATTAATTTTTTCTTATTCATTTTTTACGCTTGCATAACTATATTTTGTATTATGCTTAATTGTTATATACAAAAATATGATATTTCTCAATTAACAAATAATATCATATTCCTAGTATTAGGGTATTTTATAATCAAAAATTTATATAATTTTAGGGGATTGCAAAATGAAAAAAATAACAATATATAGTCATACAAATCTGCAAAATATAAAATATAAGACTGAACAATATAATGATGAATACGATAGCAAAATAGTAATAGAAGATGAAAATGAACACATAATATATAATTGTGACATAGTAAACGTTGACAGCTCAAACAAATATGTAGATCGAAAAGTCGAACTGAAAAACGGGCATTATTTTGGCATAGTTGGGAGCATGAAACGACAGAAAAAAGCAATTATGATCTTCAATGTTTCAGTTCCTATTGAGAAAATTGCAAGTACAAATGATATAATTAATAATTATTATTCAGCCTTGACACTTCCTACAGTTCACGAAAATCCTTTACATAATCACAAAAATATAGCAGTTGGGCTTTGGCTACATGATGGAGGCTTTAATTATGATTGGTCAGCTGGTTGTATTACAATAAGAAAAGATTATTATCAAGAATTTATAGATCATTTTGAAATGGATGAAATTATAGAAATAATTAAGAAATAAGAGGCTTTTTAGTCTCTTTTTTTTATAAAAAAAATAAATTAATCGCCTATAACCATTGCAAATAAAAGAATAAAAAAAATTTAAAAAAACTAAAAAAAACACTTGACAAATAATGCAAAATGATATAATATATATATAGAAAGACAAAAGGAGAACAAAATGACAACAACATTAAGAGTAATTAAGGATTTAAGAGGAAATGAAGAAAAGTATTTTATAGTAAGAGAAGAAAATATCGAATGCGGTAATTATTCCGACACTTATGACAATTATGGAAACCAAGTAAGTTTAGAAAATGAAGACGACGACTATGCTGCTAATTTTATATCTTGGTGGACTGGGAATAATTGGGAAAGTTATATATTAGAAAGTGACATTGATTACAGGGATGGAGAGTTACTAGATCAAGAAGACAAAGTGAGCATAAGCATCCTAGCGGCTTATGAACAATATGACCATTATATTGAAAGTGGAGATGGAAAAACAGAAGAAATAGACGGTTGGGAAATAAGTAGTTGCTTGTATCCAACAATGGAATTAGCAGTTGTGAACAAGGTGTAATATATAGAGAAAGACAAAAGGAGAACAAAATGACAACAACATTAACAGGTAAAACAAAATCAGGATTCAAAGTTACAACAGAAATTTATAACGACGAGGGGGGTATAACACTATTGGATAAAGACATCGAAATAGGATATTCAAATGGTAGTTACGGTTTAAGAATGAGTGTAGCAAAGTTTAGAGCTTACAATGACGCAGATTCATTGAAAAAAATAAAAGAAGCAGGATTAAAAGAAACTGACTACATAATGCTTAAATTAGTTGAAAATATACAAGACATTAGAGATGAATTTGTAGAAAGCTATTTATCAGAAAGAAGACAAACTAAAATCGACGAACTAAATAAAAACAATGAATTTCAGAATATTAGATTTTCAAAAGTATATAGAGATGGAAAAGGAGATGAATTAGAAATTGGACAGCATATATATATCGATGAATTTCATTTTGTAGTAAGAAATATTTTTGACTTCGGTACTATTATTAACAAACATAACAAGTCAGGGTTTTATACAACAAAATATGATGATGAAGGAATAAATAGAATTCATTTTAATGATGGCGAAAAAGACATTGAAATCTCTGATAGAGAAATAAGAGCTTTTTTAATAGCGAATAATTTAAACGATGTTACAGATAACATAAGAATGTAACAAACAAAAAGGACTACAATATGTTAAAAGAATTAATATATAATTATTTTGAAGCACAGCAAAGAGAATCTAATTATACAGAGCGAGAAAAATTATATTTCTCGCCTTCATCTCTTACAGCTTGTAAAAGACAACTATTCTACAAATATACTGATACACAAGCAAGCAATCCAATTTCGACACACGCATATATCAAAATGCAGATGGGAACTACAATCCATGCAGAAATCGAAAAAATATTAAAAGAAATCGGAATTTATGAATTAGGCGAAGAGCTAAAAACAGGCAGTATAAACGATGTCGATATGAGATATAGAGTAGATGGACTGCTGAGAATTGACGATAAGGCTTATGTTTTTGAACTTAAGACAGTTTATGCATCTGGTTATAATACAATTGAAAGAGAGCCAAAGAAAGATCACATAATTCAACTTTTATCTTATATGATAATAGAAAAAATAGATACAGGGATACTATTATATATCGGTCGAGATAACGGATTTATGGTTGAATACAAAGTAGAGATTAAAAATAACGAGCTTTTGATAAATAGCGTATACAAAACAGAGATCTTAAAAGAATTTTATAATTTGATAGCAGAATTAGAGAAAATAAAAGACAACATAAATAACAATATATTACCCGAAAGAGATTACAAAAGAGTATTCAAAAATTATAAGGGAGAATTAAGCGAGGATTTTACAAAAGACAAAGTAAAATATAAGTCCGATTGGCAATGTAGTTATTGCAAATGGAAAGACTTATGTTATCAAGATATATTAGAAAATATGAAGGATAGCAATTTTTATATAGGAGGGGAATATGAATGAAAAAACAATCTATGTTGACAAGTACGGTGATGAATACAAAAGACAGACTATTTATATTGCAAAAGAGAAATATGAAAAGCTAGTAGAATACCAGAAAAAAAACGGATACAAAACATTAAGCGTGCTATTAGAAAGACTGATAAAAGAGCTATTAGAAAATGAAGGAGAAAATAGTTGATTTTTTATAATATTGAATTATAATATTGTAAAAGAAGTTAAAGAGGTAAATTATGAATAATTTAGTAGAATTTAAAAAAGGTCAAGCGATGACTACAAGTTTAAAATTTGCCGAAGAGTTCAAAATTCAGCATATTCATGTTTTAGAGAAAATTAGAAAACTCACTATCGAATATTCGATAGTGAAAAATGAATTTAAAAAAGATATATTTGTAAACGAAAGGAATAGGGAATATCCATTTTATTGGATTACAAAAGATGGATATTTGACACTTGTTATGAATATGCAGGCAAAAGGAGAAAGTGCAAAAATATTATTTGAAAAAAAACAGCTTTTTATCAAGGCTTTTAATCTTATGGAAGAAGAGTTGTTAAGAATTAAGACAAACCATGCAAATGAATTATGGCTAGATTATAGAAAATTAGGTAAAGAACAAAGAAAAGAATTGACTGATACAATACAAGAGTTTGTTGAATATGCAACAAAACAAGGGAGCCAAAGTGCGAAAATGTATTATATGAATATTACAAAAATGGAATACAAAGCCTTGCAGTTTACTTGCAATTTATCAGATTCTTTACGAGACCAACTTGACCTTATGGAACAAGCACAATTAGGGTTAGCTGAACGACTAGTAAAAGATAGACTCAAAAAATATATGGACGATGGATTGCATTATAAAGTTATATATCAGTACATTAAGCAGGATGTTATGAGATATGCAAATAGTTTGTTTATAACCGATAAGGAAAGGAGTATAAAATGAAAATACATGGCAAAGAGTACATTGAAGTAAAGGACAGAGTTGCAATATTAAGAAAAGACTATAAGAACTTCAAAATTGAAACTGAAATAGTATTAGCCAATGCAGATGAGTGTCTGATCAAAGCACTAATCAAAGATGAAAAAAACATCGTAGTTGCAACAGGTCATGCTTACGAAAGAGCAGACAATAAGCAAAGCATGGTAAACAAAACATCTCATGTAGAGAATTGCGAAACTTCTGCGGTTGGTAGAGCTTTGGGGATGTTAGGAATTGGTATTGAAACAAGTATTGCGAGTGCGGACGAAGTGCAAGGGGCTACAAAACAACAATCAAGTACCTTCGATACTGCAATGAAGGTAGAACCAAAAAATCCTCAAGAATTGCAAAATTTGAGAAAATTCTGTAACGACAATTATCCGACATGGAACGAGATCGAGAAAGAAAAAATAAAGAAGAAAATTGACGAACTAAAAATAAAATTTGGAGAGGTTTAAAATGATAGGATTAAAAGTTTATGGGATTGGAAGAGTTTGCAAAAGTCCAGAAATAAAGGATTTAGGTAATAATAAAAAAGTTGCAACCGTTGTAGTAGTTTATAACGAAAAATACAACGAAAAGGAAACAAGTCACTTTTTTGAGTGCGTAGGATTCGGCAAACTAGCAGACATTATACAAAAATACGTAATGAAGGGTGACAAAATAGGAATTATAGGTGACCTAAAAGAGGATAAATGGGAAACAAAAGACGGTAAAACAGGCAGAAAAGCACGAATATACCTTAATAGTGTAGAACTTTTAGGACAGAAAAAAAACAACGACGAAATACAAAGTTCAGATTTTTATAGTGATGGAGATAATGAGATTGAAAAAAGTTATTTTTAGTTTATAATTAAAGAAGGATAAAGCTATGTTATAACAAGGCAAGGCAAAGCGCAAGGGTGAAACTGTTGAGAGCAGTTTGAAAGTGGTAGTAACTTTCCTTTGCCGAATCCTTTTGCAAAAACATAAAAGGATACAATATGGGAAATTTACGACAACTAAAACAAACCAAAAATGAAGAAATCAACAAATTGTTAATGAATTATGAATTTAAAATCAGGCAACCTGAAAAATTTGAACAAAAATTAGATCAAAAATTGCAAGAGCTAGCAGTTATAGAAGAAAAAATTGAAAGGGATAAAAAATGATCTATTTTATAGAGATTATAATAATATTGTTTTTTTGGTTGCTTTTCTTGTTTGACATTTATAGAGAAGGCAAAACAATAACTTTTGTGTATGCAGTATTATTATTAAGCATAATACTTGTAGTATTGTTTATTACAAATATTTACTATTATGAAATTTTGAGGTTGCTAACATGCTAAAAAATATAACAAAGCTAGCATTAAGCAAAAGCAACATAGCATCGACTTATGACACTGAACGACTTTTATCTTATGTTGGTGTAGAAAATTATAGATTAGAGATCGTACAGCGTATTCATAATATGTTCGAAGAAAATGAGATAAGACATACAACTGCATATATATATACCATGCTTGATGAAAGAGAAAGAAGAGTATTGAACAAATTATTTAATAATAAGACAATAGAGGGATTGACAATAATATTTTTATAAGGAATATATTATGACAATAAACAAAAATACAGTAATAGTAAAAGATTTTTATGTACCTTATTATTCAAGTTTTAAAAAGCTTGAAAAATTTGCTAATGATATTAAAACTATTTTAGAAAATTTAGGTATTTCTTACAAAATAGAGCTTAGAAAAGATGGGGAAATAATTACAAATTTTGAAGAAATTAATTTTAAATCAAAATCAAATTGGGATATAATAAATTGTTTTAAATTAGATAATAACATGGAAATCGAATTAACTGAATGTTCCATTTACATAAAAGTTAATGGATTTGCAGATTACAGTAGCAAGGGTATTAGGATATTAACTAGTCAGGATATTACAGTAAGAAAGCTTGAAAACTACGAAAATAAATTGAATGATTTAATTATACAAAGAGATGAATCACAAAAAATAAAAAAAGAAAAGTCGTGTAAAGGTGAACTTCTTGTAAAAGAATTAAAAAATAATACTATGCTTGAAGGTTATGAAATTTCAAGTGTAATAAGTTTAGAACCACAAGTGTTAATAAAGATTGAAAAAGATAGTAGGTGGGTTATGTTAAATATAACTGATAGTGAAGTAAGAATACATAATCGATATAAAAATAATGGATATTTTTCTACTCTTGAAAAACTTGTTGAAGATCTACGGAAAGATGTTGAATTTTATGATTACGTAAATACAAATATTATTCCTTTTATAGAAAATCTTAATAAATAAGGAGGATGTCATGACAACTTTAAGGGGTATTTTAAGAAAATTCAGAATTATTTATTTGCAAAAAAAACTTGAAAAAGAATTAAGGAAGGCAGCGTGATATACAAAACAATATTAAGTATTATATTACTTATATTATTGTTTGTACATATTTTAAATACGATTTATAGCAAGATAAACAGTTAAGAGCGGATAAATTCCGTTCTTTTTTTTATAAAAAATAGTTGACAAACTGATATTATGATATACAATATTGATAAGGAGGCAAATATGAGAATTAACCAACATGGAAACAAAGAACATTTACAAACATTTTGGATTGAGGAGGAAATTCTTAGAAGATTAGAACGAAAACTATTTGAAGAAAGAAAGACAAAAAAGGAATTGTTTTTAGAAGCAATCAAAAAATATTTAGGGGAGGATTAAAAAGTTTACTACAATCGTCATAGATTATTAACCGAGTACGATTGTACGAAGTTAATATCTATGCACTAATACATAGCTTAAAAATAAGGAGATGAATATGAATGAATTATTTAATCAAAACGAGCAGTTAATGACAGTTAAAGAAGTAGCAGATGTTTTGAAAATTAGTAAAAGGACAATACAAGAAACAGTTAAAAAGTTTTTTCCTGAAATAGTACAAAATGGGAAAACAACTTATATGAATCAAGAACAAGTAACAAGAATTAAGCAGGCTATCGAATTATCAGGAAGGAATGACCTAGCGAATGTTCGCGAGGTTCAAAACATAAAAACTGACTTAGAAAAAGCAGAAACCATTAAACTTGCTTTTCAATATATTCAAGAAAACTATCTTGAAGCAAAAAGACAACTAGAACAACAAAGGCATAAAGTCGATTTTTACGATTCTGTAACACAAACAAACGACTATAAAGACATGTCGGAAGTAGCAAAGATTTTAAACAATGGATTTGGACGAAATAATCT